GGACAAGTCGGTAATGCTATAAGTAAACTTCTGACCTATGTCGTAGAAATTAGATTTGTAAGTACCCTCTAAGTTTACGTTCAATACGCCTATATTCTTTTGGATGCCTTGACCAACATTGTATTGGATTGTAGGGTCACCACCGTAGATATAGTCGTCATTTATGTATTGATTCCAAGTTGTAATGATAGCATTTGAAACTACAGCAGCATTTGATTTATCTATAGTCTCTGAACCTACGTTGATGTATCGCCTACCATAAAAGAAATAAGGTACAGCATTTACTTCTTGGGTATCTTTGTTATTTACTCTATTTTCATAGAACGAACGAGATATTGTATTTGATGGAACGCTATCTATTTGCTCTCCTTTATAAACCTGAATAAAGGCATATTCAATATAAATAAAACCCCCACTTGCATCAGCTATTGGTCTAGGTATTCTCATTGTAACCTCACCTGAATATGGTATTTCAACTCCAGCAAAATTACCTATAGGCAAGAATCCTGATGGTTGTGGGCTACTACTCCAAACTACATTAGTCCCTGCTACATTAGGATCATCAGTTGAGTATAAATATCTTGTAGTGCCATCAGCGTCATTATACTTTAAGGTTACATATCCAAAAGTAGAGGCTTCTCTTAATGGGTTTGCTGCAACTACACCAGCGTCATTAGCATAATAAAAATCAGCAGATATTATATCACCCTGAGATACCTGAATTGGCTGCGTTTCCCAATATGTAGAATAATTTATATTAACAGCTACTTGAGCAGAAAATTTAACTCCCCATCTATAATTAAATGGACTTGTAGCACTTGTTTTATATATCTCCTTACCTGATGGTATAGAGCCAGTAGAAACTGATTTTAAACCAGATATTCGCAATCCACCACTTGATTGGTCAGCTCCCCATAAATAAGCATTATAAGCATTAGCACATTTTGAAGTATCAGTAGATATATCTAAGTATTTATAAGGTAGAGAGAATCTTACCTGTTGGCTTCTATTTATTTGTTTAAATCCTGATGCTCCTACTGCTACTGGGCTATCGGTTTCTGTTACGTTAGCTATAAATGTCTTCCCTGAACTTGCATAACGCTTGTAAACTCTAGACGATTCGTTTATTAATTGATCGTAAGAGCTGATGTAGAATTTACCTTCTTTTTGGTAAGCCATTAGTCCGAACTGACCGCAAATACCCGATAAAATATCAAAGTAAGTTAGGTAGTCACCCGGAGATTTAAGTAAAGCATTTTTAAGGATATACATACCATCCATAGTAACTGTAGCGGAAGATACAACACCTTCGTCACTAATTACCATATCAGGAACTACTTTGCTGTAAGGGAAGTTTATTCTTACCTCATAATCAAGTCCTGCTGAATAAGCCGAATCAAGCATAAGGTCTAATAGGGATATTTTATCAATGGCACTAAAACCTATTAAACGATCTTCTACTGATTGGTAAAATTGCGTGGACTTCATTAGAGAGAAATCCGAGAAGTTTAGAGTAAAAGACAATGGCTGTATCTCACTAAACACAACATCGGAAGTAGGCATATAGTAACCCTTCCATCTAACAGCGTTATCCTTTTGTATTTCTATATAAAACTCATCAAGGTCAGCAGTTAGGAACTCATTAAAGTCAAATGTATTTGCGTTCCAAGTACCTGAATAAGCGTCCCAATCCTCAGTAATATCTTCCCAGTATCTTAACGTACCGTCTTGAAGAAATAGATTAACTAATGCATTTGATGCGATTATTGGCTTATAAGAAGTATTACCGACTCTCTCGGTTTCTATAGTTATTGGGTCAGGGCCACAAGTCAACTCATAAATTATATCGCTATAATCTTTCTTGTAAATAAGTGCCTCGTACTGACCGGCAGTATTCTGATATACATCAGAAAATCTAATTAGGTATTTTGCTCCGTAAGCCATTAATAATTTCCTCTACGATTTCTATCTGCTCTATTCATTAAGATAACTAAGTCGTTACCTGATACTCTTGTTTCTAGTGTTCCGTTATATCTTCCGTACATCGAAGAACTTACTGCATTACTCATAGGAGTTGTAAAGCTAGAGCTAAATCCTCCACCTGCCATACCACCACCTGCTGCACCTGCTGCGTTTCCTTTACCACCTGCTAAACTCTTAATCAAGGCTCCTGCGATTGTCAATGCAAAACCTGCTGCAATTAATCCAGGTGCTGCTGCTGCTACTGTTGCAAAATTTCCTGATGCTAATGCTGCTGCAACTTTGGCAAAGAATAATGCTGCAAATCCAAATGCTATCATCTGCTTGCCTAATTGAGATAAGAAGCCTCCAATAGAAGCTAATATAGATTTACCAAAGTCAGCTAATCCCATTTCACCTGCAATCATCTTTCCAATACCATCCCCTATCGCAGAAGTAACTTCAGCCATACCATCTGTAATAGTAGCAGCTATGCTCATGTAAACCTCATTCAAAGAAGGTAACATTGCCTCTGCTTGGCTTATTATACCCATATCTAATGGGCCTGTAGGAATATTTGTAGGTGCTACATTTCCTGCAGTTGAAGGCATCCCATTTTGTTGAGTAACACCAGCAGATTTAGCTTTATTTAATTCAACTAATGACCTTGTTAGTGAGTCTACAGATGTTTTCGCTTGATCGGTTTTTGATTTTCCGTCAAATAAAGTATTGAAGAAATCTTTGAAGCTAAATGATGAATCAGATGCTGCTGTTGATGCGAACTTAATGCTGTCTCCGAACTGAACTAATTGTTCTCCTGCCGCCTTTATTATAGCACCTCTTAATGGGTCGAATGTAGAAACTAATGTTCCTAGTAATGTCGATGTTCCCTTTACAAATATTTGTATTAAGCCTATAAGGTTGTTAATTACGTTCTTTGCAATATTGCCTATGGCTTCAAATGCACCTGTAAAATCTCCCTTTATAACAGCACTAGCGAATCTGAATATATTAAGGACATTGTTCATAGTATTGTAAATAATACCGTAGAATACCTTAAATACAGTAGATATATCAGATCCAAATTCACTCCATACCGTTATAGAGAAATCTACAACAGCCTTCATTATTTGTTTTATAAGACCAACTGCTTCCTCAAGTCCTGAAACCGCAGAAGCTAACATATTTGATGCAGGAGGAGTACTAAGGTAATTTACTAATCGACCTATTGCCCCTTCGCTATCATTAGCCATTTTATTTATAGCACCAGATACCGTTCCTCCATCTCTTTCTACGCCTTGTGCCCAATAAGCAAATACGGTAAGACCTGCAGCCAGTACAGAGCCTAATACAGATAGAACAGACCCTAATCCTGCAGATACACCAGATAATAAAACTAATTGGTCAATAAGGATAGGAATGTTGTTTGATATGGCAAGCATACCAAGACCAAAGTTCTGAGAAAAGAAACCTGCATCTCGGATAACCTGACCAAAAGCAAATGTAGCTAACCTAACCCTACTCATATCGGCACTAACCTTCTGGGCGGCAACTGATGTTTGCTCAAAAGACTTAGTCATCTTTTTGTTAGATTCGTCAGCAGTAAACCCAAGACTTTTTAAAGCAGAATCTACTTCTTTTAGCTTGCTGTTTAATTGGCTTAAATCTACCGATATTTTGACCTGAAAATTACTATCCATTATTATCTAGTTTTTTTACGACCTCTTCAAAGGCCTCTTTAGTTAGTGGCTCGTGTTTAGGCTTTTTAGGTTTGCCTAGTTTATCAGTCCAGAGCGGTATTATTTTGGTAGGCTCTTTCTGATGTTGTTTTTTTTCTACATTAACATTGTGAATCATTGAGATAACCATTCTCGTATGCTCCCATTGTTTTGTATCTTTTTTGATTTGACCTAAAGCATATCTATTATAATCCGCCCATGTCATATCGTAGAATTGGTAGGGAAGAAGCCCGATTTCGCCTATAGCAAAGTCCAAGACCTCTTCCCAGCCTATTTTTTTGAGGATTTACCCTCCTTAGAATTAGAAGCCATTGCTTCCTGAACCTCTAAAACCCCTTGCGAAGCCTTTACTGATTCTTCGAATACCTTTGTAATCTCTACAATTTGTGTTACTGGCATATCATCTACCCAAGCAACTACATCTTCGTAAGTGAAGTCAAAGTTTTCTTTTTTGATAAAGCAGTTATTCTTTAAACCGCAATATACTAAGTCAGCACATAGCTTAATAGGATTCTCGTCATTGAACTCAACAACACCAGTCCCATTAAGTTTTGAATACTCCATTAATGCGTAGTTACCGAATTTAACACCACGCTTTTTACCACCTAATTCTAATTGAATATAACCTGTCATAATTTTCTCCTTTTTAATAGTAGTTGTGGCTACCGTCTAGGAGAGTTAATTAGGATACAGTAGATTGGGTTAATGCTCCAGTACCTTGGAAAGATACGCTGAAACCTGAAGGGCTTTCCATATCAGCAGTCTGAGAGATAGAAGATACATAAGCTGAACCGCTTAACAACATATCACCAGCAGTTGAAGTAGAGAAAGTAACCGATACGGTATTACGTGCAATTAACATTGCTACTAATTCGTCAGTTTCTACACTTGCAGAAGTTGCGTAGTCGATAAGACCATCTGAAGATAAAGTCCAAGAACGTACACCTGCGAAGAACTCAGCCCATCCAGCTGAATCTTTTGTAGTTGCATCAGGCATATCTACGCTCATTTCTAAACTTGCAGTAGTTGCTTTCAATAAAGGCACACCACCGACTTTGATTACTAAATTTGTTCCGTTAATTAAGGCCATTGTTTTGTTATTTTAAATTGTTAATGATTATGCTACTGTTTCAGCAAAGATTTCTGTTCCTTGCAATGTTCCTGAGTAAGTTACTACGTCTTCCATAGGGCCATCGATAGTCAAGCTAGATACATAAACGTATCCGTTGTAAACTAAAGTACCTGCTAAGTTTGTAGTAAACTTAACTAAGAATTTTGTTTTGTTCTCTACGGCTGTTTCTAACCATGCTGGATCAATATCATCCGAATAGTCTACTAAGCCTTCAAAGTCCAAAGTAAATGATCTGCTACCCATAATAAATTCGCTCCAACCTGAAGAGCTTCTAGAGGTAGCATCAATAGGGTTTGCCTCAACATTTAATGTGAAGCTACGAGAGTGTCCGAACGCTTTGTTCGTTGCTCCGTCTAGTACATAAAGTACAAGGTCTGTTCCGTTTACTAATGCCATTTTATAATTGTTCTACTATATTTCTAATTCTAATTACTTTTCTTACCTCATAGAAGCCGTCAAATTGACTTTCGATATATCCTGTTGACTCTAACAAGTTAGTGATAACCTTAAAGTCAGGAGAAGCGTCAGGAAGCGAACTTCTATCTATTAGTAGCTGCATTACCTGATTTGATATATTATCCGCATCTGCTTTTGAGTAGTTAGTTCCATCTGTTCCCGTGAATACCTGTACTGTAACTACGCAGTTGCTATTGAAATTACTTTTAGTCGAGTTATCTACTACACTCACATTAGATACTTGGATATAGGGATAATTCGCACTATCAGGTACGTTATCATAAACAGGCACAGCTACTGCATTTAAAGTAACCGCTCCATTGAGTTTGGCGTAATAAGCCTTTCTTAAACTATATCCTACGTCTTTCATAATACTTTCGTCACTTTCGCTTTCGCTTCGTGTTAGTTATTAAATGGTGGAGGTAAAGTAGCGTCAATTGGATTCTTTTGTAATTCGATATTAGCAGCAAGTCCTGCGTCGATCGATTCAACGTCTAAACTTTCTTCTAACCACGCTTCTACTTCCTCCTTAGTTAAATCTTCGTAGCTTACAAACTGCTCAGGAGTAGGGTTACCTACAGCACAAGTACCATAAACTTCAGCACTATATTCTCCTTCTACCGCACTTCTTCTCCAATGAACGTTATAAACAACGTCTTTCAATTCGCCTTCGGACAACTTAACGTCCATAGCACTTATAATCCAATTATATTCCATTATTTATTTTTTAATTCGTCTAATTCCGCTTTTAATTCTTGTATCGACTGAATAAGTATTGGTACAAGTTTAGAGTAGTCTACCGATTGGTGCATCTCTCCGTCTTTTTCTCCGTTTACTGCGTAAGGTATAACCTCTGCAATCTCATGAGCCACAACACCGTAATTCCTGCTCTCTACGCCCTTCCATTTGAAATCATACACTTTTATATCTTTTAGGATAGAAAGTCCGTTAAATGGCTTTAAATCTTCTTTTAGACGGTAATCTGATGACGTGTTGAATGATGTTGCGTAAGTATCGGTAGAAATTGATCCTACGGTCGATAATGTATTTCTAAAGTATAAGTGATAGCGAGTATCTGATGAGTTTACGTTTGTTGTAATTCCAGATTGGTCAGTAGACACTTCTATTGATACCTTGGATGTATTATATATACTGGAACCTCCAATATAAACGTAATGAGAAGCACTTGATGTTAATCTTGAGTTGCCATTTACGTCTATTAAATAGCTTGGACTTGTTGTTCCAATGCCTACGTTACCACCACTCGTGATACGCATACGTTCGGAGAAAGTACCAGACGAATTTGTCTTAAATATCAATCCACCTGTATTAGCGTTATCGTTGAACGTTGCTATACCACCCATAGGAGAAGTAAATGATGAATCAAGATTTGAAATAGCTATTTCACCTTGCCATACTGAAAGTTTGTAAGAAGGACTTGTAGTCCCTATACCTACGTTACCAGAACCATTAATCCGCATATGTTCAGTAGAACCATTTACGAATCTCATTATACCACCAGACCCATATCTAATTAAAGCACCAGATACGTTATCTTCTGGAGTCATTATCCTTGTTTGGTCACCTGCCCAAGCTATACCATATCCAGCAGAAACTGTAATATTATCTCCAGATACATTTAGTTTACTTGCAGGACTTGTAGTCCCGATACCTACATTTCTTGTATCTGTAATGGTAATAGCCTTATTAGAACCTTGCGATATATGGATAGATGCTACTGCCGCACCATTTGAAATTTCACTTGACCCATCTGAATTTATAGCAAGTCTTAATGAATTGTTTAAAGTTCCAAATGAAGCTAAAATTTCTGTTGTAGATACCGAAGATACTACTGATAATTTATTTGAAGGACTTGTAGTTCCGATACCTACAGCACCACCACCAGTAATACGCATCCTCTCCATCCCATTTGTCGCAAACACCACACCGTAAAAACCAGATAATTGCACAAGACTAAAATTAGAACTTAATCCATAATGAGCAGTATCTATTCCGTTAAGAGTAAATGCGTCACTTACACCCCATCCTATTTTAGTACCGTTTAATGAGATATTACCAGCAACATTAAGTCTTCCAGTAAATGGATATGATTCTGGACTTGTAGTTCCTATACCAAAGTTACCACCAGCACTAATCCACATCGGGAATGTAGAAGATGTATGATGATACATATAAGCAATACCACCAGTAGTTACACCAAATGCAGCTTTTGTAGAACCACTATAAGAAAGTAATAATCTATCGTTTGTTGATGCAGAATTTATGTCTAATAACCCACCCGGTGAAGTAGTTCCAATACCAACATTCCCAGTATTATAATAAATATTACTTCCGCTTGTAGTCCATTGAGAAGTATTATTCGCACTAATCGTTCCACCTGAAATCGTGATGTTTGTTCCTGCTGTAATTACGCTACCATTAGCAGCTAATATTTGAGCAGAAGTACCACCTGATTTCACAAATGAGTTACCGGTAACAGTACTAGAAACAGTCAAAGTTCCACTAAGGTAGCTATTCCCACTTACGTATAATATATGAGGCGTAGGAGCACCGTTAGGACTTGCACCAATACCAGTCATTAGACCGATAGTCTCATCAGCAGCAGTATAAATATTGCTATCTCCAAGTGAAGAAGTAGTAATAAATCTTGGAACTCTACCTGCAGTACCGCTTCCTGATATACCACCACTAGCACTTATCGTGCCTCCTGATATGGTTATATTTGTACCTGCGGTTATTACCGAGCCATCTGCAGCAAGTATCTGAGCTGAAGTTCCT